ATGATAGATATTATGTAACTAATCTTGGTAGTAATACGGTAAGTATAATGCAAATGAGTACAAATACTTTAATAAAGGTAATATCTACTGTTGAAGGTAGTTTCAATACACCATATGATATAACATTAGATATTCCAAATAATAAAATTTATGTGACAAATGGTAATAATACAATTTCAATACTAAACACAAAAATATATTAAAAAGATAAATGGGACATCTTATAAAAATGGGTAGTGGAATTTCAAGGATTGGAAACAATGTCTTTAATGTTAAAGATAATAGTAAAAGTAGTGTTGAAGTTGTATCTGCAAATAATCCAGGATTTAGTGGACCATATGGTATTGCATTAGATACTGCAAATGATAGATATTATGTTTGTAATCAAGTAACTTCAACCGTAAGTATAATGCAAAAAAGTACAAATACTTTAATAACAACAGTATCAGGTAGTTTTAGTAATCCATATAGAATAGTATTAGATATTCCTAATAATAGATATTATGTAACAAATTTTGGTAATCATACAATTAGTATCATGCAGTATAGTACAAATACTTTATTATACTTAGTTTCACAAGCAGCTGGTAGTTTTAATGGACCATATGGAATTGCATTAGACATTCCAAATGATAAATATTATGTTACTAATTTTAATGGTGGTGGAACTGTAAGTATAATGAAGTATAGTGATAACACTTTAATAAGTGTTGTGACACAAGCTGCTGGTAGTTTTAATCAATCAACCGGAATAGCATTAGATACTGCAAATGATAGATATTATGTAGTTAATAGGGGAGGTACTATTGGTGTAAGTATAATGCAAAAAAGTACAAATACATTATTAAGTGGTATAACTGCTACTGCAGGTGGATTTAGTAATCCACAAGATATTGCATTAGATATTTCAAATAATAAATATTATGTTACTAATGGTACTACAATTGGTATTAGTATAATGAGATATAGTACAAATACATTATTAACAACGGTAACTGCTAATATGGGTTCATTAAGTGGAGCAGCTGGAATTGCATTAGATATATCAAACAATAAGTATTATGTAAGTAACTATACTTCTTATGTAATTAGTATAATAAATTACACCACAAACTTATTAGAAACTTATGTTGCTCGTTGGTTTAGCCAACCGTATGATGTTGCATTAGACGAAGCAAATGATAGATTTTATGTTCCGAATTACGGAAATGGTACTGTTACTATTATCCAGAAAAGTACGAATTCATTAATTAAAATTGTTAGTGGATTTTATGTTCCAGTTAGTGTTGCATTAGATATTCCTAATAATAAATATTTTGTGGGTACTAATAGTTCTATTATAAGAATAATGCGATATAGTGATGATACCGAATTAAGAACAGTTGGTGGATTCACATTTGCAGGAACAATTGCTTTAGATATAGAACATGATAGATATTATGTTACTAACACAATTTCGAATACTGTGGGTGCTGTAAGAATATTTAAATATAGTGACAATTCTCAAATTGTAAATGTGACAGGATTTGGTAGCAGTGTTTCTGGTATTGCATTGGATATTGCGAACGATAGATATTATGTTTGTTGCTATTATACCCATACTGTAAGAATAATGCGATATAGTAATAATACTCAAATTGGAATTGTAACAGGATTTAATAGTCCTGCAGCTATTGTTTTAGACATTCCTAATGACAGATATTATGTTACTAATTATGCCAGTAGTATTGTAAGAGTAATGCAATACAGTACTAATACTCAAATTACTGTACTAACTGGTCTTTTAAACCCAACAGGTATTTCATTAGATAATGTAAATAATAAAATTTATGTCGTTAATGGAAGTTCTAATTCTAATACCATTTCAATACTAAACACAAATATATATTAATAAGTTATGATACACATCAGAGCCAACGCAGAAAATCAAATAGAAGTAATTTCTAATGAACCAATTCAAGTCTATACTTGCATAGTAGATAGTCTACCGACAGATTTTTATATTTATTTATCAGAAGGAAAATACTTAGCCAATGCCGATGGTATTTATGTTAAAGCCAATTGGCAGGATTACGACATGTTAGAAATTCCAGTAAATCCAATATTGGAATATGTAATGAGTAGTAGTTGTCCTGTTGACCCGACTTTAAAAAGAAAAATATATTGGGTAGGAGAGGAACATGTGGTAGACCAATATTTTAAAGTTATTTTACATGTATTGCATTTTAATGCAGATGGAAGTAGAAATAGGGTTTATGACAGAGTAACTTGGACACGTGCAGACAAAGGAATAATGATTGTAAATCCATTGAATGAAGAAGAAATTGTAGATGAATATGATTTATTCAAAGATATGATAAATACTTCATTTATGCCACAGTTGGTACAGTTGGGGATTTATTGTGCAGAACCAGTTTTAAATAATAGAATTTATAGTTAATAATATATTGTATGAATATATCAAAACAATTATATGACATAATAATGAGTGGTGGAACATCACCCGTTACAAGTGCAAGTGGTGAGAACATAACAAAATCAATTTCACAGGCTTCTCATGGATTTAGCGTGAAAGATGTTGTGGGTTTCAGTGGTAGTACATATAATAAGCCAATTGCAAATGGGTTATATGATGGTGAAATTTTAGGACTTGTAACCAAAGTTCCAAATAGTGGAACATTTGAATTAACTCAAGCTGGTTATATAACTGGATTAACTTCCTTGGTTGCAAATACCACATACTTTTTAAGTGATGTGACTGCGGGTTTATTAACTTCAACCGAACCAACTGGAGACACACATATTAGCAAAACAATATTTTTTGCCGATAGTACTTCAACTGGTTGGGTATTACCATATGCAGGATACGTTGTAACAACAGGAACTTCATCAGGTGGTGGTACATGGGGTACAATTACAGGTACACTTTCAGACCAAACAGATTTATGGGATGCAATAACTGGTAATACCGTTACTGTCGATGCTGTTTTAAGCACTGGAAGTACGAATGCGATTCAAAATCAAGCCGTAGCAACAGTTATTAATCAAATAATGTCAGTAATTGCAGTAGCTCCAACTTATACTGCACCAACAGCGAATCTAACTGCAGGTCTTGCTCAGACAGTTGAAATGGGTACTACTATAACAAATGCAACAGCAAATATAAGTTTTACACAAGGTGATGCAGGTGCAGTAACTGGATATGAATTATGTCGTAATGCAGTTAGTTACTCAACTTCTCAAAACAATAGTGTAACTGATAGTAATGTTACTTCTTCGATATCCTATGTTGGAAAAGTGAGTTATGCTTGTGGTGCAACAAAAAATAATAATCTTGGAATTCCTGATACAACAGGTAAAATTGTTGCAGGTACGGTTAGTAGTCCTACAAGAACAATTACACCAGTATTAAAACAATTCTGGGGTAATTCTTCAGCAGTGCCTGCGACATCGACAGATGTTAGAAATTTAAGTAGTAACAATTTTGCAACTACAAATAGTTTTACACTAACAACTGGTACAGTAAATACTGTGTTTGCGGTAGCGATTCCTAATACAAAATCAATTACTTCGGTTATCGATACAGGTAACTTAAATTTAAATGTAACATCACAGTATATATTAATTAATGGTTCGTTTAATGTTAATGATATTGGAAGCAATGCACGTGCATATAAATTATATGCAATGCAACCAGCGATTCCATATTCAACATCTACGTCACATGTAATAACAGTAGCTTAATAAGAAATAAAAAAATGGCATTAAATCTCCCTTTCGGAATTCAACCAGTAAATGCATTATCTAATCTCGATGTGAGATACGGACCGTGGGCAAATACGAGTGCAGCACTCACTAACACTGCAGGTACACGTGTATCTGGATTAACTGTTGGAATTATTGAGGCAGGAGGCATTGTTGAATATTGGTTTAAAAACGGTATTGCTGATGGTAATTTGGTTGTTAAAAGTAGTAGTGGTATAGGTGGTAGTGGCATAGGCTGGTCAAATCTTGCTGCTGGCTCAACCGTTGCAGGTTGTGGAACAGTTGCAAGTGGTTCAAGTATTTGTAGAAATACATTTTATGGTGTTAATGCTGGTTGTTCCATCACAAGTGGTACTGGCAATACTTCAAATGGATATCAAGCACTTCGTAGTATTACTACAGGTTGTGGTAATGTGGCAATTGGTCATCAAGCACTTTATAGTAATGCAACTGGAAATACGAATTTTGCTATCGGATGTAGTGCACTATATGCCAATACGATTGGATTTGACAATATTGCAATAGGTAATGATTCTCTCAGGAAAAATATTTCTGGTGGAATGAATATTGGAATTGGTTATTGTACACTTAATTGTAATTTAACTGGTTCACAAAACATTGCAATAGGTGGGAGTGCATTGATATGTAATAATGATGGTTATAATAACATCGCAATCGGTACAACCACAATGGTACATAATATTTCAGGATATAATAACATTGCAATAGGTAATGGTGCAGTTTTTAGTAATGAAAGTGGTTGTGAAAATATTGGACAAGGAAATGGTGCAATGGTGAATAATACCACTGGTAATTTTAATATCGCATTAGGTTATCAATCACTTCAAAGAAATACTAATGGAAATAATAATGTTGCAATAGGTCGATATTCACTTAGTCAAAATCAATATATTCATCGTAGTGTTGCAATAGGGTGCGGTGCTGGATATTCCGAAGGAAGTTCAGATAGATTACATATTGCAAACTGTGATACCTGTTCACTTATTTATGGTGAATTTGTTAATAAAATTGTTTGTATTGATAATAAATTAATAACATGTAATTTACAAGTTTTAAGCGGTGTGACAACTGGATATGTGTTAACTGCAGATGCAACTGGTAACGCTACTTGGCAAGCAGGTGGTGGTTCGTCATTATCAATATTTACAATTACTGGTAATAGTAGTGCAACTGGATTTACCGTTAACCACGCTAAGAATAAACAATTTGTTGGTGTTGAAATCGTAAAAAATAGTAGTCCATATCAAACAGTTTATACTGATGTTCAGAGAACAAATGCAAATTGTATTTACATTACATTCGATACTGCACCCTCAACTGGTCAACAATATAAAATATTAATAACAGGATAATATGTCAAACAGGTCAAACATAAATTTAGTCGGCAATACCACACAAGGTCAAAACGTTGGTGGTGGTGCAGGTATTTACAAAGGTAAAAATGGTGGAAATCTATTGCAGTTCAAAAGTATTGCTGCAACTGGTAGTTCAATCACTATATATCAGGTTGGTGACAAGATTTTAATATCTGGCTCAACAGGTGGTGGTTCAGTATCTGGTGGAGCAAATTTGGGTACTGGTAATGGTACGATTTATACGAGTTTAAATAGTGGTAATTTACAATTTAAGACATTAAGTGGTGGAACAAATGTTACGCTAACATGTAATGGAAATTATATTGCAATTAATGCTGCTGGTGGTGCATCGTATTGGACAAAAACTGGAACTGACTTATGTCCAACTACTGCTGGTGACGATATTTTATTACCTGCAAATGACTTGATTAAATGGTCTGATGGTAGTTGTATTACCAGTAATAGTAATCAAATTATTGCATGTGGAAATAATATTAATTTATGCGCAAGTGGTAGTCTTATACTTAATTCACCTCAAATATATCTTGGTGGACTCTTAAATGCGTCATGGATTAGTGTCAATACTGGTAGTAAATTTACTACTATTGGAAATAATCTTTGTTGGAATTTTAATATATGCGGTGGTGCTGCAAGTGGTGCTAATGCTGGTGGTGCTGCAAGATTAATTGGTGGTAGTAGTTCAGCTACTCAAAATGGTGGTGCTGCGGAAGTTTGTGGTGGTGATAGTGTTAGTGGTACAGGTGGTGGTATTGTATTACGTGCTGGTGCAGGTACTACTACAGGTAGAATTGCATTATGTAGTTTACCTGCAAAATCAACTGAAACTAATTTGGTTTATATCGATGCAAGTGGAAATGTAAGTTGTGGTGCTAATGATTGGGTTGTAAGTGGTGCTGATATTAGTCCATCGAGTACGTTAGGTATTAAGTTGAGTACGAGTAGATGTTTTTGCTGGGATACTGGTGCATATTTGAAATCAACAACTAATGGTGTTGCTAATAGTTTTATAATGGATAATGGTACTGGTGTGAAAACTTGTATGAGTTTAAATGGATTATATACAATATATTCAGGTGGATTTATAGTTAGTAATGCTGCAAGTACATCATTTCTTTGTATAAGTAGTTCTGGCTCAATTCAGTCATATTATGGAGATATTACCTTGTCAGGTGGTGACTCAGCATCTGCAACTGCTGCACGTTGTAGTACTGTTAAAGGTGCTACCAATTCATCGACAGGTTTAGGTGGTACTACTTTTATTTGTGGTGGAACTTCGTATGATGGCGGTGGTGGTGATGTATGTATTTGTGGTGGTCAAGGGAATTCTCACAATACTGGTAGTGGTAATGGTGGTAATATAAAACTAATAGCGGGTACGGGTGTTGTTGATGGTAGTATGTATCTATGTAATTTACCTTCAAATGGTGGTGCAACATGTGTTGTTTGGATTGATTCTACTGGTAAATTATTTACTGCGACACCTGCATCTGACTGTAGATTGAAAAGAAATGTTCAGCCAATTACAAATGCTTCAATGTTTTTAAATAAGATATGTGGTTATTCCGCAGAATTTAATGAATTATCAAATTGTGAAGGCTGTTGCGAATATGTTTTTATGGCACAAGAAGTTGAAACCGAATTACCACTGGCAGTTAAAAACGGTGTATTAATCAACGATGTTGACTATAAGAAGGTTGAATATGACCAACTTATTCCAATTCTTTGGAATATTGTAAAAGAACAAGAAATTAGAATTAAATCGTTGGAAGAAAAACTCAGTAAATAATTAGTATTTATATTAAACTAAATAGTCATGCCATTAAATCAAAGCGATTATAACATACAGGTACATAACGTTGACCCAATCACTATTGTTGATGAATCATCAGCAACCGAATATTATGTAGGGGTTTCCAAGAATACAGGAAACGAAGGTAAAGCAAATTGGCGTATTAAAAGAATTTGGAAAATCGGTAATGTTTGGAAATTCGGATTTCCTAATGGTGACCAGAGTTTCAAATTTGTTTGGGATGACAGATACGATTATACATATTCTGCTTAAGTGAGTTAAGAATCCCAATATCGTATAATATTAAATCGAGAAATCTTATTTTTTTTAAGTAGAAATACTTTCCATTTAGTATTTATCTAAAAAGTCTTTTAATGGCAACATTTACAATAGATTTATTAACTGGAAACCTATTTTTATTCAGTGGAGATTTTACAAGTAGTGGTAGTACACCAACTACTGGTAGTACGTATCCACAAGTCAACCTTTATTCAGACTTACCGACTCCAGCAAGTGCATATAGTGGACAAATCTATGTTGTTAGAACTTCAAGTGGCTCATATGTTTTAAATCGTAAAGAAGCTGGAATGTATCTCTCAGTAAGTAATACTTGGAGAAGACTCGGTGATATTCCCTCATTTTTCAAATCAGACAACTTTCAGGTTTATGATAGTGTAGATACCTCAAAGGGTATGATGTTCATTACATCTGGGGTTACTGCTGGACAATTCAGAAAATTGAAGGTACAGAACTCCGATGGTACAATTGCATATCTTACCGATTTAAATACGAAACTCGATAAAACCACCTTTTCTGATTACACAGGAACTACTGCACCCAATACTTACTACAATAAGTCTCAGATTAATTCATATACTGGTAGTACATTATTGTTGATTCAGGGTAAACAAGACACATTGGTTGCAGGTCAAGGCATTTCGATATTAGGAAATGTTATTAGTGTTACTGGTAATACTTCTGGTGTTTCAAATACCGCATTGCAATTACTTGATACCAGTGGAAACACTGATGTGAATCTAATTACAGCACCTTCAATTGTTTGGACTTCTCAGGCATTTTCTGGAACAAGTCTGAGTTTCACAGGTGGGTCACGTATTTATGTAAGAGTAAATGGTACATATGGAATTTCGTACTTACTTAACGTTTATAATGATTCCAATAGTGGTAAAAATATTGGAACTATCATACGAAAGAATGGTACAACCGACATAACACCATTAAGCAGTGCCTCAATTGGTTTAAATTTTGTAAATGATTCGAGCACTAATGTAATGCCAGAAAATCTTGTAACTCTTGTAAACGGAGATTATTTAGAACTTAAGGCATTTAGGATTGGAAATTCTGGTAGTGTATTTACAGTACCAAATGGTTCATGGATAAAAATACAGAAAAAGATAATATAAAATATAAAAAACAAGAAAAATGGCATTTAGATATTTAATTTACAGCACAGGCACAACATATTCAGGAACAATCTTGAGAGAAAGTGCAACTAATAACCCAAGCGTTGGAGAAGCATCATTATATTCAGAATTCGTTATTCCTGAAATACAACCATTATATTTATGGCAGGTAAGTTTGGGAAATGTAATTCCAAATACTGATACGAAAATAACTAACTATGAAGGTGCAACAGCACCTGCACCAACACCACAGGACTTAATTACTTATGGTGAGGTTACTGGTATGACTAACACCAAAATCGATAAGGTTAGTGGTGCAAGTAATAAAGTACCAGTTTTCAATGCAGGTGGAAATCTACAAAGTAGTGGATTTAGCGTTGCTGAAATCACAGGTAAGACCACATATAACTTTACTGGTAGCGGTGGTACACAAATTTTTAAAACAGGTAATAATATTACTGTTTATTCTACGATGCCAAGTGGTGCAACAATCGCATGGATTGACGTTAGTGATAAACCTTCATGGTTAAGTGGTACGACTTTAGGTGCATTCGAATCTGCGCATAGTCATAGTCAGTATCTAACTGCTGCTTCAATTACTGGTAAACTTGATACCAGCGTATTCAATGGATATACTGGTAGTACACAACCAATCTTAAATAAGGCATTAACTGGTGTTACTAACAATGGTACTGGAACTACTTTAGGTGGTTTTTCTGCAAGAAAAGTAACACTTAAATCCATATCAGCCATTGGCGGTGTGAAAATACTTGCAGGTGATGCAAATAATTTAATCATTAGTGGTGAAACTAATGCAAGTGCTGTTTGGGGTGGTATAACTGGTACGCTTTCAAATCAAACAGATTTGTGGGGACAATTAACTGGGTTAACTGCTCAAGTAAATACAAAACTTAATACAAGCACATTTGCAACATACACTGGTACAACTGCACCTAATGCATTTGCAAGTAAGTCATTTGTTAGTAATTATACTGGTGTTACTGCACCAAATACTTATGCAACGATTGCTAAAGTAAACCTTTATACAGGTACGACTGCACCCGCAACATTTGCGAATAAAGCATTGGTTCAGTACTATACTGGTACAACAGCACCTGCAACTTATCAAACAATTGCTAAAGTAGATTTCTATACTGGCACTACTGCACCCAACACATTTGCAAACAAAGCATTAGTAAACTTTTATACTGGCACTACTGCTCCTAATACATATTTAACTAAATCAACATTTAATAATTACACAGGTACTTCAACATCTATTCTTAGTGGTGCAATTACTGGTGCAACAAACGGTTTAAGTAAATCGGGTCGTAATGCTCAACTTGGTGGTGCGTTAACAAAAGATACTTCAATTAATGGTACTGCATTTGGTTTCACTGCAAATACTAAGAATATTACATTACAAGCAATTAATGGAATTAATATTATCGATACTGATGGTGTTGGTGGTATTAATATTGAAAGCGATGGTGGTACAATTGCAATTATTGGTAACAATAGTGTTGGTGCGGAAAAAACAAAATTGGAAGTAAGTGATACTAATCTACTTATTACCGACAGTAGAGCAACACAATTAGGTTTACAATATGCTGCAGACTATGCAACAACTTTTGCAACTCGTTCATTGGTTGATAAGGGTTATGTTGATGCAATTGCAAGTGGCTTAGTTCCGAAAGCAAGTGTAAAAGTAGCTACAACAGGAGTGATAGTACTCAGTGGTTTAAGTACAGTTGATGGTGTTACACTTACAAACGGTGATAGAGTTTTGGTTAAGAATCAAGGTACTGGCTCACAGAATGGTATTTATGTTGCAAGTGCAAGTACTTGGTCACGTGCTGCAGACTTTGATGGTCAGCCAGTATTTGGTGAAGTTACAAGTGGTAACTTAGTACCTATTGAAAGTGGAACTACACTTCATAATACGATTTGGGTATTAACAACATTAAATCCAATTGTTGTTGGTACAACTTCACTTGCATTCTCGTTGTTCTCAAGTTCACAGAGTTTACAAGCAGGTGTTGGTATTACAATCAATGCAAATCAAATTTCAGTAAATGGTTCAACTCTTGCTGGTAATTCAATTACTTGGACTGGCAACACATTTAATGTAAATCCTTCAAGTGGCACATTAGCAACTGCTTTAGGTACTAAGTTGAATATAACTGATTTCAATACATATAGTGGTACAACAGTTCCTGCAACATTTTTGAGTATTAGTAATTTCAATACATTTACTGGTACGACATTACCTGCAAATTATTATAATAAGACTCAAATTAATTCATATTCTGGAAGTACATTAACTAACATTAATAGTAGATTACTTACAACAACATTTAATTCATATACTGGCGCAACTAATACAAGACTCAATGGTATTGAAAGCGACATTACCTATATTTCAGGGGTTACTGACAATAATTTTGAAATATTTACTGGTTATACTGCAAGTACAGCAACAAATCAAATTCAATTAATTCATACTGGTGGTACTGACATTAATACTGTTGTTGCAACGGGCATTGAATGGCATTCGGTTTCACATAGTGGTAATTCCTTTACGTGGACTGGTGGTACTGATATTGTAATAAATAAAACTGCTGATTATGAGGTTTCATATCACGTTCCTCATGGACATACTGGTACTAATAACATAAGAGGTATTGCGAGTAATTTAGTACTTAATGGAGTTACGATTTTAAATAACACCGTAGGTACTTCTGGTACAGCAAGAGCAGGTGTTGTTAGCAGTTTAGTCTTACCTAATACAATATTGTCTTTAAATGCTAATGATATACTGGATTTAGTCGCATTTAGAACAGGTTTGGCTGGAGTATCAACAACTGTAGCAAATGGTGTGATATTAATTAAAGAGAAAAATAAATTACAATAATGGCATTTCAATATTATTTATACAATACATTATATAACAATACTTTGGTGGAAAGAAGCGACAGTAGTTTCGCTCCTTTACCACCAAATACTGGTGAAATATATATCGATTATTTCATCCCTGAACTTCAACCACTTTATTTTTATAGAGAGGATAATGGATTAATTGTTTTAAATGGTCAAGAAAATATTGATGAGTATTTTGAAAGCATTGCACCACCACCGACATCTAATGATGGTGTGACGTATGGTGAACTTACTGGATATACTACAAGCACATTTCTTAAATTAGACCAAACTAATCCACAAATAGTTAGTGGTGGTAGTCCCCAATTTGATGGAATTAGATTTAATACGAGCACTGGAATTACACATACTCATGATGTAGGTAGACTTCATTGGAATGCTTTTGATAAAACACTTGAGGTTGATGTTAATGATGAGGTTTCGTTACAAATAGGGCAAGAACTTGTTTATAATGCATATAATGAAAGCGGTGTTGAAATTTTAAATGGTCAACTTGTAAGTATTGTAGATAATAAAATTCTTGGTGGTGTTGAAGTACTTACAATTGAATTGACTGATGCCACCAAGAGTCCAAGAAGTCTTGGTATGGCTACGCAAACCATACCAAATAATAGTTTTGGTTTTGTTACGAGTTTTGGTAAAGTTAGAGGTATTGATACTAATGGATATAGTGGCGGTACATTACTATATCTTGACACTGATGCTGGCGCATATTCTTCAATACCACCTATTGCACCATATTATGTAGTACCTATTGGTGTTGTATTAGTTGAAGGCAATACTGATGGTGTTATAATGTTTTCACCAAAATTTGGTTTTAAAATCAGTGATATGGCTGATGTTAGCCGTACTGGTGCAACAACAACAGGTCAGATTTTAACATGGGATAGTGCTTTGGGTTATTATAGAAATGATAAAAATATTAATGATTATGTGCTTACTTCGGTTTTTACTGGTAGTACTAATTTACAAAAAGTTACTGAATTTGGTTCAACAACCGATGTTGAGTCCACTTTTAGTTCGGGTTTAATTACAAACAGAATAAAACCAACTGGTGATACAGTAACTGCTATCCAAATTACTAAAACAGATGGTACAACAGCAATAATTAATATTGATACCGTAAGTGGGTTCACTGGTTTTGGTATTAATGCACCAGAAACCCAAGTTCATTTATATGGAACTGATACCAGTAATGATTCATTAATTGGTTTACAAACAAATGCAATAAGACTTGATGGTGTTAGTGGCGCAGATAAAGATATTCAATGGGCAGATAACGGTGTGGTTAAATGGCTTGCTGAAATATATAGAAATGAAGAAGGTAGGTTCTGGTATTTATATAATCAGGATGGTGATGTAACGCCATTGGTTGTAGCAAATACTGGTGAAATTGGTATTAATTCACCAAACAACATCGTTAATAAATACGCATTTTTAAATGTTAATAGTGGTTTAGATGACATTAGATTTACGGGTCTTTATGATAAAAACTTTATTAGTATTTTTGAGGTTGAGATTGATGGTGTTGGTACACCAGACACTTTCAGATGGAGAGTTAGTTATAATGAAGATAAAACATTTGGTAGTTGGACATCAACAGTACCTGTTTCAACAGGAGAAACACTATTAGAAAGTGGTGTATATGTGTATTTCTTATCAGAAACTGGTCATACTTTAGGAAATACATGGGAAAAACCAGTATTCACACAATTACCGCAAGGCACGTTTTCAATTCATCCAAATAGTTTTTCTGAAATACTGTTGGTTGATGATATTGGTGCAGGTACAATTGAGTATAGAAATTATACTGGTGAATTTAATTCATCAAGAATTATCGAAGGTGTTCCGATATTAATTTCTGGTAGCACATCAGGTGCATTTTATGTTGGTAGCACAACAAAATTAAATTCAATAAATTTTAATATTAATGTTGGTGGTGCTGGAATTACATTAATTACAGAATATTGGAACGGTACTACTTGGACAGATATTTCAGTTGGTAATGTTGGTTATATTGACCTTACTAATAATTTAAGTACATCTGGATTGATTGAATGGGGTATTAATGAATTAACTACTTGGATTCGAGCAGATATACCAGATTTTGATGCTGACGAGGAACTATTTTGGGTTCGATTTAGAAGTTCAAGTAGCGTAACTAAGCAACCCCTTTTAAATAATGTTGGTAGAAATGGTAATGAAAGATTATCGATATATAGTTCACCTTTTGACTATAAACCTGCAATGTATGTTGATAGTCTTGGTAGAACCAATATCGGTGGAGGTGCAATAACAAGATTAAATAAGTTACAAATAAGTACTGTTGATTTTCTTGACGTTGCTGTTGGTAGTGCAAGTCTTGTTGAAATGGATTCAAATACCTCATGTGCTGCAGACCTTAGAATTAAATTAACATCTAATGATGCTTGTGGTACTGGTATTGCAATTGTTAAGACCAGAGGTGAATTAACTACAACAGATGGTGTTGAAACAGGTGATGAACTCGGACATATTTGGTTTAGGTCACGTGTAGCAGATACTGGTGTTACAAACAATTCAATTGTAAGTAAATATACAGGTACTGGTTTGCTTGGTTCATATGATGGAGATTTATTGTTTAATACCGCAACAAATTCATTTCCAACTGAGAAAGTAAGAATCACAGCAGGTGGTAATACTGGTTTCGGCATTAGCGGAGCGACAGCAGTAATTCATCTTAAAGCAGGTACAAGTAGTAATGCTCCGTTGAAATTCACAAGTGGAACACTTCTTAGTAGTCCACAAACAGGAGCAGTGGAATTTTTAGGTAATAAATATTATGGTACTACAACTGGTAATACCAGAAATACATTTGCTTTCTTAGAAAGTCCAGAATTCACTGGAACACCTGTGTTACCATTAACTACTGAATTGGGTAATGTTGTGCTTAATGATTATATATGGAATTCTGGTGGAACGAATAATCCATTATTAACACTTAAATCGGACTTCGATACGTTTACTGGTTCTACTGTTCCTTGGGATAATATTGATTTTAGTGGTTCAACGCTTGCTGATTTAGAAACTCGTAATGCTGAAGATGTTAATATCAGTGTTCCGCATTGGGACAGCACAAATGTCGATGATTTTACAAATAAAATTGCAGACTATATCGAAGACACCCAAGGCAGTGGTAGGCTTAGTCCAGAAATTGTATTAAGTGGGTTAAATACGACAAATTTAATTGTTTTCAGTGGAACTGGTTATATTTCATATACTGGATATCATAGTATTATTACTTGGAGTGGTACTACTATTGATGTTAGTGAATATGTTGAAGGTACGTATTACGTATATGTTGATACTAACTCAGAAATTCAGATTTCAACAAGTAATCCTGATGGTATTCACAATATAAGATTAGGTTCATTCTTTTGGAGTGGCTCAATAATTGGTGGTATTATTCAATGTGGTTGTGTTATTTTGAATTCACTTGCAAGAACAATTAATTTCTTCCTAAGATTAGGTTATTTTATATATGATGATGGAGGTAATATTGAATTAATGAGTGGTAATACTCGTAAAATCATTAGTTCACCATGTAAAGTACAGTTTGGATTACTTAATATTGATTTACCAGAAATCGGTGCAAATCAGGCAAGTAATCTTCAATATAAATACATCTATATTTCTGCTGACCAAGGAGTTGAAGTAAATTGGGCATTTGTCCGTTCAGGTGGTATCATACCAACGGGTAGATGGAATGATGTGACTAAAAACAGTCACATTCCTTTGACTGGATATACTGTTAATTTCACCAGTGGAAGCACGATAATGACAAGTAGTTCAGACTTAACATCGATAATATCTGTAGATAATTTTATATATTTATCTGGTGATAGTCACACATATAGTATACCTATTACTGATGTTACTTGGACAGGTAGTCAAACCAATATTTATTCGAATTTCACGTATTTGGGTTCAACAGGTAGTGGTACTGCAATTATCGATGCTTCACTACCACAAATTCCAAGCGGAAAATATGTAAAGTCTTTGGTAGTAAGAACTACTGATAGTCAATTAATATTTTTTCCTGCTCAAACGTATTATGATACCCAAGATGAGGCATTAAATGGTGTATTACCACTAATTCCAACTCAGTTAAATCAAAATTCAATTAAAATGGCATATATTGTTAACGTTGCTGAAGAATTGGATTTAACTGGAAAAATATATGATATTAGACCATTACCTTTTCATGATAGAGAAGGTGGACAAAGTGGTGGTGGTACGACAATTACTAATCATGGTAGTTTAACTGGATTACTAAATGATGACCATCCACAATATTTACGAACTGATGGTACAAGAGCATTGACTGGTATACAAAGTTATCAATCCCAGCCTACATTTAGTAATGATTTACAAATTATCACAAAAAAATATGTTGATGATGTTGATGTGTTAAAATTAGATAAAAGCATTTTTAATACATATACTGGTACAACTGTGCCAAATACTTATTTAACTATTAGTAATTTCAATACTTATAGTGGTACAACAGTACCTGCAACATATTTAACTATCAACAATTTTAATACTTATAGTGGGGCAACTGCAATTCTTATTGGAACAAAACAAGATACGATAACTGGTGCAGCAACTACGATTACAACATCGAATTTAACTATTGATAGAGCATTAATAAGTAACGGTAGCGGTAAAGTTGCTGTAAGTACAGTAACAAGTACTCAATTAGGTTATGTTGCTGGAGTAACGTCTGCAATTCAAACACAATTAAATACTAAAGCACCACTTGCAAGTCCTGCATTAACTGGAACTCCAACAACACCAACTGCTGCAGCAGATACAAGTACAACACAGATAGCAAGTACTGCATTTGTTGTTGGTCAGGCAAGTGCAATAAACCCTTTAATGAATGGTAGTGTTACAATTGGTACAAGTTTAAGATATTCACGTCAAGACCATGTGCATCCAGTAGATACTTCAAGGCAAGCAACAATAACTGGTGCTGCGACAACAATAACAACATCAAACCTAACGACTGATAGAGTATTAATTTCTGACGGTAGTGGTAAGGTTGCTGTTAGTACAGTTACATCGACACAATTGGCTACAGTTTCTGCTCGTGTATATGGTACAGAATATCAACTTGCTTCTGCATTGGCAAGTACAAGTACTAATAGTACAACACCTGTTGCTAAAGTAACTATGACAACAACTGATTTACCATCTGGTACATATAAAATTGTTGTACACTGGGTATGGTCAAGAAATAGTGCAGCAAACTCAGGAAGGTTTAATGTAACTATTGGTGGTGTTGCGCAAGGTACAAGAACAACAATGGAAATTGAGAACGGTGATACTACAGATATTCGTCCAGAAACCAGAATATTTTATAAGGCACTTTCAGGAGTTAATACTATTGTATTTAACCATTGGGGTGAAAGTACTTCAAATAGTACAACAACATCAGATGCAACAATTGAATTAATACGAGTAGAATAATGGAAAAACAATTATTAGCATATCAAATAAGCGGTCAAACCGTAGGCATTGACATCCAATCTTGGAATACCGATGATTTAAATGGCAATCCTGCATTTAAAATAATTATTAGCGGAACAACCATCACTAATGGTTATGTGGATATTAGTTCAATTGTGAATTGGGATATGTTTGGAGAAGGCGTTGCAAATGACTATATGTGTATCAGATTTAGAATTAAAAGTCTTTGCAAAACCAAAGGTTGGTCGAATATGACAAATACCGAAAAGGACATTGCAATCAAACATTATATCAGTGACGACCCAACTAATGCTGTGATTTATTTAATGACAACCAAAGGCATGACTCAACAACAGGCACAGGGATTTGTATTGGTTGCTTGGCATAAGTATCATGCAAAATTGCTCGAATCCGCAAATCAAAGAATGTATTATTTGAAATTTGCAGTACCACAATATCTATCACTTACTGATTGTGAGAAATTGTTTGATGATGCGCAAAGCCTAATTTATGAATTTACTCAATTAGGTAGATTTGGTATTGAAATGGGTGATAAAAAAAGTGGATTATTGGATTATATAATGTCAACAAATGCCTATGTTGGTGCAGGTCTGGAAGAAAGTGGATTAACATTACTTCAAGGAACTTGGGATAATTTTAGGTCTATACTATATTCTATCTTAGTTGACGGTATTTATAATAAATATTAATGATATGGGAGAATTACTACAAAATATTTTCGGAGATTATACAATTGTTCAATTACTTGGATACCTTTGGTTTTTTGTGATTGGCTATATTGTATATGGTTTAACAGAAACCAGTGGTCGTGACGTTGAAAGCAGTGCAACTCCAAGAAAATGGAGTTGGAAATTCTGGTTTATGGATAACTGGAAAAGATATCTAACAACAATTTTATGTTCTTACATACTTTTCAGATTTTATATTGAAGTTAGTGGACATCCATTTGGCAATTTCGATGCAGTTGGTTTAGGTCTAATTGGTGATGGTATTGCTGCAACACTTAAGGAAAGAGTTAAAGCAATTGGTGCAGATAGAAAACAATTAATGGCAAGTATGAGTCCAGAAGAAAAGGGATAACATGAATTACAGCACATTTGATATTAACAATTTCTTTATTAAGAAAGACAGCACTCTCCCTGAGTTGAAATACCCATTGATTCAACAGTTAAGAGAGCAATATGATATCAGTGATGATATGTTGGAGAACTGTGCAGTAACGTTCTCGATGATAGATGCAAGTACTGGCAATTACCGTATTGCTAACGTTGCAGCAAATCTTGTTGTTAATAATGACAGAGTTAATAACCCCGATGAAGAACGCTATACCTTAACATATAGGTTCAAATTGAAGCAAACCTCAAAAGGTGGTAGATTTTATGGTGAGTTTAAAATAGATTTTCTTGGTGAAAACTGTGGAAAAATCACATTACCAACTCAGGGTCAGATAAATATCATTATTTCTGATGGAATTACAAAAACTACTGTAATTTAATCTTGACAATCTTATTTTTTTAATTATCTTTGCATGATATTGATTAATTATGCAAGAAACTCCTGTCTTTATAGTGCATTGTGAGCGAATCTCAAGGAGACAAGCATATTATCTCAGATTCCAAGTTAATGACCAATTAATTCAACGAATAAAGAACTTGCCTGAAGATACTCGCAAGTGGAATGCTGGAATGATGGTATGGGAAGTCAGTACAGAATCACTATACTTTTTAATTAAAAGATATAAGGGTTCAACTAAAATACATTTTGACTTCGGCAACGATGAAAGTCGTAAGATTTTCATTCAGCAAATCAAGAAGATTGAAACTACAGAGGAAGAAAAGCGCAAATTCATTGCCGACCTCAATATCAAAAAAGAACATTGGGTTAAGTATAAAGAAGAACTTGAAACTAAATATCTTGAATATTCAGATAAATGTCATTCATTTTTAAATCCTGAAATAAAATTATTTCCCCATCAACTTCAAGCAGCACTATTCATGAATACCACACGTAACACGTTGATTTCACATGAAATGGGTCTTGGTAAAACACTTGCGAGCATTCTTTATGTAGAAATGAATGGTTTTAAAAGAGTTGTGGTTATTACACCAAATTCATTAAAGTTTAATTTTTATGGTGAAGTGAAAAAATTCACAAAAAGTACTGCGCACATTGTTAATTGGAAAAAGAATGATTGTGGTATTGAAGAAGCTAAATATATAATACTTAATTATGATTTCTTCAACCCAAGTAGTAAAGAAAAGTTTTTAACTAAATGGAAGAAACTTGGTATTGATAATATTGATGCGGTAATTTGTGATGAATCATCAAAATTAAAAAACACTAAGGCGAATACCTATAAGAATTTTAGTAAGACGTTTAAAAAAGAAATGTTTAGAAACGAAAAAATTAGTAAGATTTTCTTGTCAGGTACTCCTGCACCAAATCGTGCATATGAATTATACTCGGTATTACATGAAATATCTCCAGAAGATTTTGCAACAAAAAAATATTTCTACGAATATTATTGTGGAATGTCATATGATTTAGGTGGTGGCTGGGGATATGTTACGAATTCAATGGAACAGAAATTTGAAGAACTCTATCATAAGATTGCACCATATACTCACAGAAAGAGGAAATCAGAGGTTTTAAAGGATTTACCTGATAAAACTTATCAGCGAATCATATTGGAAATGTCTGACGATGAACAACGAATTTACGAAGAAATTGAAGAAGGTGTTGCAAATGAATTTGTGTTACATCCAACGGGTAATCCACTAACAATTATGATTCGATTGAGACAATACTTAGCACAACTTAAAATCAAGCGAATAATTGAATTAATCGAGAATATTCACGAAACAGGTGAAAAGGTTATCGTAGTTGATTTTTTTAAAGAAAGTCTTTATGAATTAAAAAAACTTCTTGGTGATACTGCAGCACTTCATACTGGTGACCAGAGTGTTGAAGAACGTTCAGAAATTGTTAAAAAATTTCAAGATGTAAATAGTAATCTTATTGATTTTCTTGGCAGCATTCAAACCTGTACATACGGACTAACACTAACTGCTGCAAGTAAGCTATTCATTATGACACTTCCATATAGTGTTGGAGACTATGACCAGATTGCGGATAGGTGTCATAGAATCGGGCAAAAAAATGCCGTTAATATATATGTACTAATATTTCCAGATACAATTGATGATTATGTTTTTTCTGCAATCGAAAACAAGAGAAAGGAAATTGTCAAGGTGATTGATAACGAGGATTATACTTCAAATGTCGGTGAATCAGTACTGAGTGAGGTAATTAAAAAGATAAAAGAGAAGCATGGGAAGTCTACACAAATGGAATAAAAATCCATTCCAAGATTTTTTATTAAAGTCAATTATATTCGATGCAGATATCTCTGATAAGAAATTACAGGAAGATATTTATAATGCGTTTGTATATTTTTTACAAAATGTTTTGGATGATGAAAATGATATTGTACATTTGGATTTCAAAATAACGAGTAAAAACGATTATTTTAAGGTTATTGGAAACAATGCAATCACTGCAGTATGGTTATCAGGTATGTTTCCGAAACGTACCGAACAAGTTCTTAAGAACAATACATTCGTCATAGGTAAGAGGAAATATACCTACAATGAAAAAACGTGTAAATTAACATATGTTTTAATTAAAACGAAGGAATAATCAATCATGGAAATGGATAAACAAAAGGTCTTGGGAGAAATCAAAGGATTTCTCGAAGGCTACAACAATGACTTGAAGTATTTGGTTAACGTTGAGACCGACCCAAGGAATAATATTGCTGAGTGTATTATTCATGAACCCAATCAGAAGCCAAAAACAATAAATGTCAAGTACGAACCTTTCATGTATATGAAAGATTTGGAAAAACTTGGATATAAATTGTATAGTGGCAGAGTTGATGGTATCGAAGAAAGTAAAAGGATAAAGTATGGCATCAAAATCACCAAGTTAAAGACTGGTAACCAGAAAAGATTGGTTGATGGTTACTGCTATAAGGTGACGAGTAGTAGGTCGTATAATGACATCACGAGTTACTTCAGGGATGGTGGTATTGACCCCTATGCAAAACTAACTGATGAAAGTGGCGAATACGTTAAAGATAAGAAGGGTGACCCGATTTTCTTATACAGAGATTGTTTTTATTCACCAAGAACTACTGAACAATTCTTTATTTCCACACAATCCAGATTATTTAAGGGATATGAAGAATATAAAAACGTTCACAAGCTAACCTTTGACATTGAAACCACTGGTTTACGTTATCAGATAGCGAGAATCATTTTGATTGGTGTCAGGGATAATAGAGGCTTTGAAACCATTCTTGAACCAGCCAAATTAAATGATGATGAATCTGAAATAAGGATGATTCAAGACTTCTTTAATTTGATTAATCATTTACAACCTGCAGTAATTTCTGGATATTTCAGTGAAACATTTGACTTTGACTTTATCTTGGGTAGAGCAAAGATATTAAAAATGCAACTCGATGAAGTTCCAACAAGTCTTAAAGAAGGATATCATTTAAAACGAAGAGGTAATGTATCGGTAAAGTATGGTAATACTGCCGACAAATATACAGCAACCGAAATGTGGGGGTACTCTGTAATTGATATTCTCCACGCTGCAAAACGTACTGCATCAGTTAACTCTGATTTGAAAGAAACTGGTTTAAAGTATGTATCTAAATTTGAAAAGATTGCCAAGCCAAACCGAACATATATTGAGGGAGAAGATGGTGCAATTGGTAAATATTATCTCGAAAATAAAATCTTCTTAATTAACGATAAAAACGAATATGTTCAAGTGCCTGATGAATATCAGGATGTTGCTAAGTGCCTGTATAAACTTCAGGTTAATAAAAACATTATTGGCGATGAAGAATATAAAAGATTAAGAGGTCAATGTCTTAATCAGTCAAAGGTATTTGTAGACTGGTTCAGAACTGAGGCACTACCAAAGGGTATGATAAACTTTATTGGTGGTAAAAAACTTGTTAAGCAATACTTGCTCGATGACTTGTGGGAAACCGAACATGTTGATGAACTCTACAATCAGTCATCATTCATGTTGGCAAAGATTGTGCCTACCACATATCAGCGTATATGTACGATGGGAACTGCTGCGGTTTGGAACTTATTGTTGACTGCTTGGAGTTATGAAAACGACTTGGCTATTCCACAATCAGATAAATATGAGAAGTTTAGTGGTGGATTGGCAAGATGTTTCAAGACTGGATATACAAAAAGGATTAAAAAGATTGACTACGCTTCACTGTATCCAATGATTCAGTTGACTGAAGGTGTCTTCCCGATTTTTGACATAACAGGTGTTATGAAGAAATTGTTGTTGTATTTAACAACCACTCGTAACATTTACAAGAAGTTAGCTAAAAAGAAAAAATTGAATGAAGAAGAGGTCATATTGTTGAAAGAAATTGACCCTGAAATCTACATCAAATACATAAATAATGCGTTGACTCAGGCAGAAATTTTAATGTCTGAAATCAAACAGTTGCCTATCAAGATTTTGAATAACTCATTGTTTGGTGCGTTGGGTTCAAATATCAGTTTCAACTGGTCTGATAACGTATGTGCTGCAAGAATTACTTGTGTCGGTAGATTACACCTAAGACATGGTATTGATTGGTTTAGTAAATATGGATTGGTTGCACTGCTTGCAGTTACTGACGGTATAAACTTCCATATACCAGATACGACTACAATTAGAGTAACTGATGATGGTGTACTTTATGACCAACCAGAAGGTCTTATTGAAGACATGTGGAAGTATGATGGTCAAGTAGGTGTTCAAGCACTTATCAAAAAGTACAACAGGGAAGAAATGAAAGCACCATATATGAGTGTTGATGATGATGGTGATAGTATTTCATGTTTAAACCTTTCACGTATCAACTATGGTTCATTGGCACTTGTTAAAGACAAGAAAACTGGTGAGTTGAAGGAAAAGATTAAGTTGACAGGTAATACCATTAAATCAAAGGTAATGCCAGAATATATTGAAACTTTTATTGATAAGGGTTTGGATATGATTCTTCATGGGCAAGGCAAGGAATTCGTGGAATATTACAACAGTTATGCTGAAGATATTCGTTACATGAGAATTCCATTGAAGAAAATTGCGAGTAAAAGTAAGATTAAGATAAGTTTAAAGTCATATAAAAACAGGGGTAGTGATAAAAACGGTAAGGATAAAGCTGCCCAAGCACACATGGAATTGTTAATCCAGAAACGTGAGGCAATCGTAAGGGACTTGTTTGAAAAACATAAATCAGAATTTAATCTTGAAAAGATTAAAAACGTTAATGACATTGATGTAATGGCTAAATTGGTTGCCAATTATATGCCACAAGAACCTGAATTGGATAGCGTTGTGTATTATGTTAACGTAGGTACTATGAAATCACATGGTGATGTGAAGAAAGACACAAAAACTGGTGAAGTGGTATTGCGTTGCGAATTAATTAGTGCAAAAGACCTGCAGGATAATCCGAATATGACAGGTACTTACAATTATAAAAAATATCTTGCAGCATTTAATACGAGAGTTGAAACCCTATTAGTAGGGTTTGACGAAGAAACTCGTAAAAAAATGCTTGTCAAGATAAATAAGCAAGGTGAGTTAAAAAAATTCGAATTCAATCCATTGCACAATGAATTGGAGTTGAAGAATTTTGATTCTGACAATTATGATGAAGCAATGCACTTAGAAGATTTGGAAGTTGATTTCTGGAATAAAACTGGTTATGACCCAAGAAATATTTGGAATGGCTTTAAAATGCGTGACGAATATAATGTTCACTATGAAATTTATCAGAACGCTTTGGACTTCCTTAATGAAAAGATGGTAGCAAGTGGTAAACCTAAAATTAAATCAATCAATGATGATTATAGTAATGGTGATTTAGTATTAGTTAAAGATGGTAGTGAATATCACGTTGGTTTATATAATGACGTTTATATTCAGGTAGTTAGAAGCAATGTTGATATACCTAAAAGCGAAGTTGGATTAGAACTTGAGAGAATCCGAGAAGAAAAT